GCTGGTCAACGATGGTGTACTCACCTGTTTTAAGTTTGTAAAGGTTTCGTGCGCGAACACCCGAACGGTCGTAACGGCCTAAACGGTTCGCTGCGTCCCCACCACCAAAGTATCCACCTGGATAGTTGTAGGTGTATGGCACACGGAAGATATGCGACTTCACCCAATCCGCTGATGATGTTCCCTCACCCGATCCTGTGGCGGTGCGGATATAGAGGATGCCACCCAACGTGACTGATGTGCCTTCACCGGAACCTGTGGCAGTACGAATGTTGACAACAAGATCAACACCTTCACCCGAACCTTCACCTGATCCTGTCGCTGTACGGATAGGTACACGAATAAACGTGACACTAGAAGCCCCTGATCCGCTACCCACAGCTGTTCTAACAGGCGTAATCTGACCTGAAGCACTCTCGGAGCCAACACCGCTACCTGACGCTGTACGAGGCGCAATATGCAACCCCGTTGAATCCATCGTCCCAACACCCGAACCAGTTGCGCTACGCAGAAGAACAACAACCCGTGTCGCAGACTCAGAACCAACACCACTACCCGTACCCTGCCGTTGACGCAACACCTGCGCCGAAGAAGAAGCAGTACCTAAACCTTCAGCGGTAGCAGTAACGGTGATAACCGCACGAACACCAAGATAAAACCGTCCACCAAAACGGTACGGGAAACTGAAGTCAGTTAACTGGCTTAACCGTTGCTGATAGTTGGTGTATGCAACAGAAGCAGAACCATCACCAGAACTAGTCGCAGTACGACCAACAACACGGAAATAGGTTGCCCGATAAAACGGGTGAGTATCAACAAACGGTTCGCTAAAACCTGTGACTGCTGTTTGCGCCATGAGGGGTTATCCCCTAACGGCTAGTCGAGCGACAGCGTGAGAGAAGTGATCTGAAAAGTATCGCCCGCCGTAACCGCAGCAGACGACGACAACGCGCCAGTCCACAAACAGTTACCACCAGTCGAAGCATCCCACATAGACCAATGCGAATAAGTTTCAGTAGCAGCAACGTTCGTCCACTCCAAAGTTGCCGAAGTCGCTATAGAACCCGACGCTGCAGTAGCCCAAGCAGCAACCTTGCGAGTTGTTTCAGTAGCAGCACTAGAAGTCCCAGCCTCACCAGCATCACCTGTATGCAACTTCACATACACGTTTGAAGGAATAGTCCACGCAGTCTTGCCCGTGGTGTGTTCAAGGATTTTCAGTTCCGCATAATTAGAAATCGACATACAAACCTTTCGCTGGAAAGACTATACCAAATACAAAAAGTGGGGCAACCGAGCGAGGGGACTCGGCTACCCCACATCTTGTGGAGGGTTAACTCAATTAAGCGTTAACACCAATGCTGGATGACGACTCAATGCGACGCAACGAAGCTTCGCGGAAGCGGCCATAGCCACCGAGCCAATACCAACCGATTGGGTTGAAACGCATGAGCGAGTCAACAACAGGTCCACGAACTACCTTCGGAACCATGCCGTTTCCGTCAACCTGGCTGTAAGCCTTAGCCAAAGCCTGGCGACCCATGATGTGTGTGCAATACACGTCAATCGTTCCAGTTGTGCTGGTTCCGTTTGATGCGTTGGTAAACACCTTTGCGCGAGGGGTTTCAATGAATCGTACTGATTCAAAGGTTCCGATTTCGCCGTTGTAGATGTTCATGGTGTCAACGTTGATGTGAGGTGCGTTCCATGATGCGTTGCCGGTTTCACGACGAAGGTCGTACGACACGTCAGGATGGATGTAACCCATGTAGTAACCATTGAACGTTGCAACGTTTGCACCACGCAAAGCAGCAGTCTGCTTACGGATGTCGTTGGCTTCAATGATGTCCTCAGCAGCAACCGTTACACGGCTTGAAGGATCAGATGATCCGCCACCACCGTAAGCAACGTTGTCACCGCCAGCAAGAACGTCGCGAACAACCTTGTCGATTGAGTCACCAGCGTTGTAACCGATAAGGTTCGCTGCTGCTGCATCAACGTCCAAGAACGAAGTTCCACGGAGTTTTGCGGTGGTGTTGATTGTGTTGCCGTATTCGGCAAGGGTTACAGTCACTTGGCTGTCACTCATCGCTACAGGTGTAACGTCGGTGGTTTCAGCAAGTGTGCTGGTTGCTTCTGCGAGGTCTGCGAAAATCGTGAAGATTACCGAAGAACCTGGCATTGACTGGTTGGTTGGTTGAACATCGGCTGCCTGATCAAACAACATTTCTGAACGAAGGGCGAAATACGCCAAACGATCATACGCTGCCTGGTCGGTATCAACCGAACTTTGCTGGGTATAAGACATTTGTCTTTTCCTTTAGGGGTAGCCCCAAAGAATGTGAATCCAATGGGGAGTGATTAGTATTTTTCTGCTTCGGCTCTCGCCTGGGCCAAAAGTTGCATCACTTCGTCCGCGGATTTTGCTTGTCCAATACGCTGAGCGTAATCGACAGGAGGTTCGCTTGTCTGCCCAGCTCGCGCTGCCTGTGCCACCCGATTCCATGACTGCTGTTCAGCAACCACTTCCTTGTTCTGACTAGGTATGAGACTTGCTTCTTCTGCCGCTTGTCGAATCGCCTCCGGTGTTAATTCACCGTCGTAGCCTTTAACGAAATACTTGTACTTCGGATCGTTCGGGTCCATGCCCGCTTTCACGAAGTTAAGTTCTCGTCGGGCTGCCTCTGCTGATGCTGCCTGCTCACGTAAAGCCTTATTCTCGGCTTCAAGTTTCCGCAAGTGCGCTCGCACAGGGTCCTTCGATTGCTGCTGGTCTTGTACTGCATCATCCTCAAACTCGTAGTTTGCATCTGACATGACCCACTCCTTCTGCCCACACTCGGATGGAGGTTCCCGAATGGCTGCAAGTCTCACCCCTTTTGCACATTGAAATCGGGGGTTTTCCAATGGTGTCCGTAACCGAACATTCCTAGTATACACACACCTTGCTTGACAGTGTCAAGTATGCTATTGCGCTTTACCCACCGAAGTAGAAATGGAGCCTGATGTTTCACCAGTTGTCCGAGCAAATGATCCGCCACCAGCGAACTCACCAGTACGGAGACGCTTACGACGTTCAAGCTCTTGTTGCGCGGCGACATCAATCCCGAACGCCGCACCTGCCAGTTGTTCACTCGACAGTGCAGTCTCCCCCGCAAAAGTCTGTTTTAGTTCGCCTAAAGCACCAACTTCACCGAAGCCTGCGCGAGCCTGCTGTTCAGTAATACCTCGTCGAGCCAAGTCCTCAGCGAACGCACCGGACAACTGGATGCCACCCTGCTCTAGTCCACGTGCAGCGATGCTGGCTGCTTGCGCCTGACGGGTAAGTAGTGGAGCTGTGCGCTTAGGGTCAAGGAAGTATGCGGCTAGTTCGCCTTCGCCGATGCCATACAAGTTCTTCATCTGTTCCTTGACTGCCGGATCAGCGTCAGCTACAGCACGATAGCCCTGCTGGACACGCTCATTAAGTTCCGCAGGGGATACATCACCCTCAATCAACGCTTGGAAGTCATCTGATTGGTCATAGAAGTTTGCTGGCAAACCATTGGACTGGAGCGTTTGACGGAATTGGTTTTCTAACCCGATGTATGAGGCAGGGTCTAGTTCTGACAAGCCTTTCTTCAGTCGAGCAGCGTTACCGGCAAACCGTTTCTTATATGTTGGCTGTTCACGGATAGCGAAAATGATTGCATCAGGGTTATTGATGTTGACGGTTTCTTTTGCGATGATTTCGGTGTAAACAAAGTCAGCCAAATCGCCTAAACCGTAGGTGGCAAGAACTGAAGCCATTGTGGTGCGGGCATCCTGTTTGCGACGCTTGGTTTCTGCTTCCATTTCTTCATCAGGCGCAGCAACACGTTTGGTGTAGCCGTTACTAAATACGGTAATCCGCATACGGCTACTTCCACTTCCCTCAAAATAGGTGTCTACAACTGTTGCGCCTTCTCCACCAGTCGCACCACCGCCAGCAGTACCACCATCAGCACCACCGCCAGTTCCTAAACCACCAAAGTAGTTTGCGTACTTAGGGGCGTACGCATCGTTAACTATCTGCGTGTAATCGGGTGCTGGTTGTGTTTGCAGGCGTTGCGAAGCAGCAGATACAGCTTCAGGGAAATTTGCCATCCGCTCCTGAATACCGAAAATGTCACTCATCAGCCCACCTTTCCAAATGCTCTAGCCAAAGTCAAACCAATATCCGTAGCCTGCTGATTAGCCGTTTTCGTGTACTGCCAACCAAAAGTAGGATCAGTCTTAACCGTAGAAATCCAATCACTCAAAGACAACTGACCAGATTCCTTCGTGCCAAACGCCTTCAGATACGGACCTGAGAACATATCAATCTCATCCTCAGAACGTTCCAATAACTGTGCAGCATAACGACGGTAGTTCCCACCAATATCTTCCAAAGTCAAACCAGCATCAATCTGATCTGCGATCTGTGGCATCGCACCCTTCACATACTTCTGCAAGCGTTGACGCAAA